AATGGCAAGAGTGCGCGGGCTATTAGCTGACCATCTAGCTCCGGGCGGTCAAGTAGGGTGAGCGCAATAACTACCCTGCGGGGAACAATCGCGGCTGCGCTAGCTGACAATGCGACTTGGCAGGTCTTTAGTTTTCCCCCTGTAAGCCCATTGGCTAACTCAATTGTTATACAGCCATCCGACCCCTACATAGAGCCATCTAACGACCATTACAAGACAGTTAAGCCTAAAGTTAATTTCAAACTCATTGTGCTTGCACCAATGTTTGACAATCAAGGCAACCTAATTAACATTGAAGACTTTTACCTAAATATCGTAAACAAGCTGGAAGCATCAACCCTTGCCTACACCATTGGCACTTTCAGCGCACCGGCAGTCTTATCCGGAACGGTGGGCGACCTTCTTTCCGGAGAAGTACAAATCAGCGTTCTATCCGATTGGAGCTAAAACATGGCTGATAATGATAAAGAGCGCGAGCGTTTTCTGGTCAAAATCGGTCAGGTTGCGCCCGCGGTAGCAGCACCCAAACCAACCGCAAAGAAAGATGAGGAATAGTCCAAATGGCTGTTTTCTTAAATAACAAAGTCGGTTTGAAAATCAACAACGTTGATTTGTCAGACCACGTAACTTCCATCACCCTAAACCAGACATTTGATGAATTAGAAATTTCAGCAATGGGTGATACCGCACACAAGTTTGTAAAGGGTCTAGAGTCAGCGACTCTTACCGTTTCATTCCTAAATGACCAAGCTGCAGGTGAAGTACTTGCTACTTTGTCAGCTGCTTATGGTACAACCGTAGCTTGGAAAGCCTTGAACGATTCAGGTTCAGCTATTTCAGCAACCAACCAGTTATACAGCGGTGACATTCTTGTAAACAACCTAACACCAATTAACGGTGGCGTAGGCGACATTGCAACAATGGACATTACATTTACTGTAAACTCAGCTGTAACTGTCGCATCAAGCGGCACGTTCTAATTTAGAAAAGGGGCAACATGGCAAGTCTAAAAGTAACTAGGGCAGATGGCACGGAGTCAACTCACGAGCTGACTCCAGCCATTGAATACGCTTTTGAGCAATACGCTAAGAAAGGCTTTTATAAAGCCTTCCGCGAAGACCAAAAGCAATCAGACATTTATTGGCTTGCTTGGGAGTGCTTGCGTAGAGCAGGCGCACCAGACGTTAAGCCATTTGGGGATGCGTTTCTTGAAACTCTCAAAGCTGTAGAGGTTCTTGACGATAACCCAAATGGGTAAAGCGTGATACCTGGACGTACCGAATAGCTGAGCTTTCAGTACATCTGGGTATTGCGCCTAGTGAGTTTATAAATATGGATAGCTCGCTACTGGCAGCTATCTATGACGTACTAAAGAAACAGGCGGAGCAACAGAAAAATGCCAGTCGTAGTGTCAGGCGTACCAGAGCTTAAACGCGCCTTAAAGAAGTTTGCACCTGATTTGGCTAAAGAAATGAATGATGAGATACGCGTTGCTCTTAAAGCCGTTACAGACAGCGCAAAGGCTAAAGTGCCAGGCTCAGCACCAGGAAATCTTTATAACTGGAATGATAAAGGCGGAGAGCCTTCAAGTCGCACAGGCAGATTAAGACCGTTCCCAAAATATGATTCACAGCTCATACGCAAAGGTTTAACCTATTCTTTAGGTCAACAGAAGCGAAACCGTCAAGGCTATGCTGGCATGTTCTCTTTGTTTAACAAAGATGCTGCCGGTTCAATCATTGAGTTAGCTGGTCGCGTTCATCCAACAGGAAGAAAGCAAAAGGCTGAACGTGCTTATGGTCAAAGCTCTAAAGATATTGGTCAGTCTAATAACCCTAACGCTGGACGCATATTTGTAGGCGCAATGAATGACGTAGGCGCAATGAAGCAATACGACAAGTTTCAGCGTAACCGTGGACGTTTACTTTTTGCAGCTTACGCAGAGAATCAAGGCAAGGCTCTAGATGCTGTCATGCGTGCTATTGACAAAGCCACAAAAGCATTAAACGCAAGAACTAAAGTGAACAGGATGGCAGCGTAATGGCAGAAGTCCGCATAGATATAACGTCTGAGTTTAAGGACAAAGGGTTTAAGAAGGCAGATAAAGCAACTGCCTATATGCAGAAACAGTTTAAGGATTTAGGCAAGACTTTCCTTGCTGTATTTAGCACACGCCAAATTATTGCGTTTGGTAAGGCTTCCGTTAAGGCTTTCCAGGAAGATGAATTAGCTGCACGTAAGTTAACAACCACACTTGAAAATCTAAATCTAGGATTTGAAGACCCAAGAGTTAAAGCGTTTATATCGGACGTTGAACGCCAGACTGGCATACTTGATGACCAACTAAGACCTGCTATGCAGGCTCTAGTTACTACCACAGGCTCAGTTACTAAAGCACAAGAAATGCTTAACATGGCAATTGAGGTCAGCCGTGGTTCAGGCGAATCTCTAACGACTGTTGCCAATGATTTGGCTAAAGCCTATGTAGGAAATACAAAAGGCTTGTCTAAATATAACTTAGGTTTAACCAAGACAGAATTACAACAAAAGACATTTGCTGAACTTCAAGTACTAATCAACAAACAATTTAGCGGTCAGAACGCTGCTTACCTTGACACATACGCTGGCAGAATTAGCGTGCTTGGCGTTGCTTTTGCCAATATGCAAGAAGACATTGGTGAAGGTTTAGTTGATTCATTCACCATTCTGGCTGGCAAAAATGGTATTCCTGGTGCTGTTGTCGCAATGGAAGATTTTAGCGACCAAATTGCTAACGTAATCCGCGGCACAGCCGTAATGATTTCTTACCTGGAAAAGATACCAGGTATGGGCAATTTCAAGATATTTGACGTTGGCAACATTCCTGTTGTTGGTGCTTACCTAAAGATGCTAGAAAACTTAGGTAAGAATAACAAAAATCAGCCTAAGCCATTTAGCACACCAATGACCATTAGCGGTCAAACAGATTTCTATAAGCAATTAGAACGTGACCGTAAGCAGGCTGATAAGAAAGCGTTGCAACGTCAAAAAGAACTTATTGCTTTGCAAAAGAAGCAATTAGAAGAAGAAAAGAAGCGTGAGAAGTTAAGAGCCGCTGAACGCCGTGCCAATACAATCTTTGACCTACAAAACATTCAGGTTGTTGCTGCGCTTCAAGGTCAGGTAGATGGAGAAGAACGTCTAAGACTTACAGCCTTACTTGCGCTACAAACTCAAAACTATTTAGCAGCTGAGAAGTTGGCTGACCTAGTTATTAGGCTTCAAGCACCAGCCCTAAACAATCTTGGCGTTATCATGCAAGCTGGCGATTCAATAGACAAAATGATTATCCAGATGATTACTGCCAACGCTAAGTTGGCTGGCTTGCAGTTACTTGCTGAAGATTTCCCAATACCAGAAGACATATTCCAGGAATGGGAAGATAGTCTTGATGAAGTCTTGAAAAAACTTTTGGAGATGCTTGCACTTCTTGACCAAATTGGTAAGAAAAGTCCTACATTTGCAGATACTCACATGGGCTTAACTCTGCAACAATGGAAAAGCTATCGTGAGGACGAGCGTGGATATGTTGTTAACAGCTCAGCTACAGGCAGCGCACAATTTACAAACTCAGGCTTTATGCCTTCAGTTACAAATAACAGTAGCGGCATGAATGTCGTAGTGAATGTTGCTGGCAATGTGACGACAGAGCGTGACCTGGTAAGTGCAATTACAGACCAGATTTACATGCAGCAAAAGTCAGGTCAACAAATCGTCTATTCAAGCACGGTAATATGACAGCACCAGTAATTGGCGCAATAGTTGATTTTTCGCCAGGAATCAACGTTATGGTTAACCCTCTTACGCTTGATGACCCATTTCTTGGGCAATTAGGTGTAGGTGCATTAGCCCTTAGCTCTGCCAATTATGTTGACATATCAAGCCTAATCAAAGAAGCACACATACGCCGTGGTCGCAGCCGTGTTGTTGGCAAGTTTGAAGCTGGCACAGCAAGCCTAGATATTTATGACCAAAATGGTGACTGGAATCCAAATAACCCTGCCAGCCCTTACTATGGCGACTTGATTCCATTACGTAAGCTGCAAATCTATGCAGATTACAATGGAAGCCGTTATTACCTATTTACTGGCTTTATTACTGCTTACGTCACAAACTTTACTAAAGGCACAGATGAAGTGAGCCGCGTCACATTTGAGTGCGTAGATGCTTTTCGTTTATTTAATGGTGCTGAGATTACAACCGTGCCAGGTGCGCCAGCCGGTCAGTTATCAGGTGCGCGTATATCAGCCATCCTTGATGAGCTAGATTACCCACCATCCTTGCGAGATATACAGGCAGGCGATACAACGCTACAAGCCGACCCAGGTACGTCTAGAAACGCTTTAACAGCCCTTAGGACGGTCGAAGACAGCGAACTAGGGGGATTTTATGTAGATGCCGAAGGAAGGGCTACATTCCTGTCTAGAAACTCAATTACGCAGTCTTTAGGGTCTGCTCTTTATGACTTTTCAGATGATGGCACAGGGATTGCTTTCCAGGCAGCGGCAGTCAACTATGACGCAGACATTTTAATAAATGACGTAACCGTGACACGTACCGGTGGCAGCCCACAGAATGTCTTTGACCAAGATTCTATTGACACGTATTTTATCCATTCAGGCTCACGTGATGGTGTCCTTGTAGAAACAGACACAGTTGCCCTAAATATGGCTCAAAGTATTCTTGCCACACGCTCAGACGTAGAACTTCGCATTGACAGCGTTCAGCTAAATCTTGAAGATGGTTCTGATACAGCTCGTTGCCAAGCTGGTTTAGCCGTTGAACTTCTTGATGCTGTTCAAGTAACAAAGGTTATGCCAGGCAACACTTCTGTCACCCAGACCTTGCTTGTTCAGGGTCTTGCCCATGATTTTACCAACCAAACTATTACCACCACGGTTTACACAGGAGAAAGCCTTGTGACTGGCTTCCTGTTAAATAGTGCCACACAGGGTATAATAGGCACGAACGTGCTGAGCTACTAAAGGAGAAATATGGCAGGCGCAGGATATAAGCTGTTTAACACAGGTGATGTGCTTACAGCTCAGCAGGTTAATGAGTATTTACAACAGCAGACCGTAATGGTCTTTGCTAATTCAACAGCTAGAACAACTGCACTTTCTAGCGTACTTGCGGAAGGCATGATGTCTTATTTGCAAGATACAAACTCTGTGCAGGTGTATAACGGTTCTGCATGGGTAGCAGTTGGTGGCGGTTCACCTTTAACAACTAAAGGTGATTTATACACATATAGTACAACGGATGCTCGTCTTGGCGTGGGCACAGATGGACAGTTGTTAACGGCAGATTCCACACAAGCAACAGGTTTGAAATGGTCAACACCAACCAGCGGTTCAATGACCTTAATTAGCAGCACTACTTTGAGCGGCACTTCAGTAACTCTTTCATCTATTCCGCAAACTTACAAGGATTTAAGATTAATTTTTAGAAATTGGTTGCCAGCGTCAGACCAATCATTAAATTTCAGATTTAATGGT